GCATAGATAGGGTCCTCTGAGTCACTAAGAAGAAAAGTTCCTCTCTTTACGTCACGGCCCTGCTTATCTTCTGGTTCGTACTGAACCTTTAAGAATGGCACCTTAATTGTATCTTCAGTCGTGTTGCCCTGAAGAGCTCCTAGTAGCATAGCTACTTCACTTTGATCTACAGCTGATATTTCTGTACTGCTCATATTATTTACCTCAATGGTATTTAGTTAGGGTGTTTAGGATATCGCTTGATGAGACCCTTAGTCAAGGGGTATTTCTTCCTGATCCATCCAATTTATGCCTCTAGATACTTCAACATCAAGAGGTAGTCGGAAGTCGTAATTCCAGCGCTCTTTGGCTTCATCAACCACGCCGGCCATGGCCCAAACCAAGGCAGCAGTAACCTGCTCAGCCTCTTCAGGCGCTACATCACACACAATACTGTCGTGGACGCTGCAAATCAGTTTTGAACGTAGCCCGTCTTCTCTGAAACGGCGAAGAGCACGTATACAGCTAAGAGGTACTATGTCGCCGGTTGCCCACCCTTGAACGGGGTAGTTCATCACGGCATTGGCGTTTGTTATCCGCCCATTCTTTATTCTTTTAGCATTAGGGAAGTAGTATTCTCTCCCACTCGGAACCTTAACAAGCCCATCATCTAGAACCCCAGCAAACAGCCTCTTATGCCAGTCTGCTAAGCCCTTGTAGATGTTAAAGAACTCGTCAAAGTAGTGCTGTATATGCTTAGGCTCATTAGCACCTCGGCCCCCAAAGAGAGGACCAAACGTATACGCCTTAGCCTGCTGGCGCATAGTCTTAGTCACCTCAGACTGCTCACACTGGTTTATAATCATTGCAGTCTGCTTATGGACGTCCTTTCCCCAAAGGATGTCTGAGATGATCTGTTCATCACCACTAAGCTCACCGGCAACTCTAAACTCCAGGCCACTAAAGTCTACTTCGTATATCCAGCCACCTTCAAAGCGTGACGTGATAGCCTTTCTTACAGGGAACTTATTGCCCTTGGGCATGTTCTGGAAGTTAGGCTGACTACTAGACAACCTGCCGGTGCGAGTGATGCACTGATTAAAGTTTGCATGCACTGCCCCATCACTACGGGTCCAAGTATCAATACCCGTAACAAAACTATCTAAGTAGGTATTGATAGCATTGAGCCGAGTCATCTTCTGTAAGAAGTCCACGGCAACCAGATTATCTTTATCGTGGGCCTGACCAATTAACCTAAGCAGGGTTGTTTTGTCTGTCTTAAAGCCATGCACACTAGCATCAGCCACGCCTTGGGGTAGCATCTTTAGGCCGGCTGTAGTTCCTGTATCTTGATAGGTAGCGCCAACCTTCTTGCAGTCAGGACAGGGGCTGTGGTTTTTGTACGGGGTGCCATCCTTCTTCATTTTGCGGATGTAACCTTTACCGCTACACGGATGACAATGCTGGGCCACAGTACGCTTAGCAACTACTGTGCTAAACCTTACTTGCTGAGTGAACTTAGAGGGTGACATGCGGGGTGGGTAGAGCGGCTTCCCCCGTGCGTCTGTTCCGATGTTCATAACATCTTTCCAGTGCTCTTTGCGCTCAAGCCTGCGTGAGTAGATGACCATAGAGAGATCTGCGCCACTGTTTAAATTGATGGGCGTGTCTCCCATTACATCTAAAACAATCTCATCTAGCTTAGCCTTAATCTCCAGCTTCTCAGCCCGATAAGAGTCGCCCACCTCTTGGAGTATGTCACGGTCAATGTGGATGCCGTTGTACTCAATCTCACACAGAAAAAAGAGCATCTCGTTCATCAGTTTAAACGTGTTGATGAGGCCGCTGTTAAGGTCTTCCTTTAGGTCTTCTAACTGAGCAACGAAGATCTCCGCACACGACTGCACATCCGCTTCCGCGTACTCAACAACCTTATCCAAAGCAATTTGGTAGAACTCCAACCCGCCCTTGAACTCTGCGTCGATGAGGTCTGACTTCTTGCGCGTCACATCTCTTCTCTCAGCAGTAGCCTTGAGGCCTTTCTCTACGTGCCCACCACGGGCAAGGATGTACTCACCAATCATGGTACACCAGCCATGCTCTGGCAGGCTCATGTTGATGCTACGCAACCAGTTAGCGTCAAACTTTAAGTTGTGTGCTACACAGACGTCACTGCTGCTCAGATCCACAACAAATTGTTTTGGATAAGTACCCCGATCTGCCTCGTCCATTTCCTCATGGTATACAAGATGAGTAAGTACAGGGCCTGCTAAGTCTTCTGCCAGCAGGATAGGGTCAGTGATGTCACGCAGCACCTTCCAATGAATGCTTACCAGCATGTTGTCGGGGTTGAAGGGGGAGTTGTCCCTTATGTTGTTCTCTCCAACTCGGCTGGTGCCACACTCTAAATCAAATACGCAGACTCGTTTAAACCACATAGCGTGAGATCTCCGCTTGAAGGAAGCAGGTAACTGTGCCGTGCCAGCCGTTAAGTTTGTTCTTTCCGACTGTGAGATACCTAGTCATGTCTGGCTCACCGTCAGACTCCAGAGCACCGATGCCGATAATCAAATCTAGCTCCGCACTCTTACCAATCTTTGAACCTTCCATCTCAAAGGGACTTAGGCGGGTCTTACCTCGTGCCTCATTGGATGCCTGTGACATTGTAATGAGCGCAGCATTTGCCTTCTTACTAAATTCACGCAAGGATCTATAAAGCTCTCGCAACCTCTCATGAGATGCCCCGAACTGACCTTTGATGTTTAGCTTGTCCCCTTGGTCAATCACGATGATATCTGGCTTAACGTGCTCCACGACATCTTTAAGCTGGTCTAACGTGTACTCGTGGATATCCAGCATGAAGACACTGTCGTCTATCTCCTGCCACTTCTTGTAAGCCCGCGCTGGGTCCAGCTCAATCTCAGCAAGACTCATACCCGCTCGGCTCATCTGGGCACGAAGCAAGGTCTTCTCTGACTTCTCTTCATTCACGACGTAAAGTACACGGGCACCTTGATCTGCAAAGCCGTTAGGGGCAAAGCAAAGAGTGACCATCATGGCAGTCTTACCGACGTTGGGTGTAGCAAACACAGAGGCGAACTCTGCTGGACCAATGCCGTAGACCTTCTCGTGCAGGGGCTTTAGATTAAACTTCCAACGCGATGCGTCAGAGGCTGTCTGTAAAAGCTCTTCGGTATTTGAGGTAGTGAACTCATACTTGATGTCGGGGGTGAACCCATTGCGGTAGGAGTCCAATAGATCTGATAATGCGGAGAAGGCATCAAGCTTACCTTCACTTACTTCTAAGCCTAGGTTGGCTATCGTTGTCCCAGCTGATCGTTGCCACAGTCCTGTAACTACATCAGTGGCTACACTATCAGACACGTCATCTGCGGATGCTACCTGATTGATTACAGACTGCACACCAGCCTTGTAAGCCTCGGTAGCTACGGGGAAAGCATTGTCATACAGGATACCCAGCTCAGCGGGACTGATGTCGGTATCATACTTATCGTGCGCGTCAGATAATGTGTAGTACAGATCCCTAGCTTCGTTCTCGAAAAGATCTGCCTTCAACCTGCTTTTGTTACTGGTGTAAAACTCGTTCTTTAAAAGTTTCTTTAAAAGGATATTATCCACAATGACCCCTCCGGTCTCGTTTACTTGAGAGGCGATCATATCAGACGTAATTACTTATTAGAACCCCTTTCTAGAATACTTTGTTGGGGGTCCTTACTTTCTGGTAGCACAAGACATAAAAAAACCCCCATCTCTGGGGGCTTCATGTTATTTTGCTGCTTTCAACTTGAGCTTGGATAAGTCGGGCAACCCGACCCCCCGCCTCTCCTTGATGTCCATCGTAGTACCCACGCAATTGGGGGTAGCATTCATATAATCATCTAGGATTTTTTCAATACGAACTTGCTCTTCGGCAACTTCCTTGAAGGAACCTTCTATATCTAAGTCGATTAGAAGGATGGCTCTTACTTTCATTGAAGGCACTCCTTTATTTGTGTTTCATTCAGATACTTGAGGTCCCTCGCTAGAAACTTAACACTAGTGCTAACAGTGCCTCTTAGCTGCCCTCGGATCTTTATAGACTTTTTTGATGCGTCCTTGTCAAGACAGACAACAACATTGTCATACTTTTCTAGTAGTTTTCTTTGCCTCATTGTTAGGCTCGTACCCAACAGCGCGACACCTGTATAGATGCCCGTCGCATACGCCGCACAAGCTGATGCAGCGTCTTCAACAAGAACAGCAGTCTTAGCTGAGCCCACTTCTAACAGGCTACTGAACTCACCGTAGCTTCTCCACTTAGGCTTCACAGTCTTATCCATACACCGGCCTACACAACCCAGTTGATTGGAGCTGTAGAATAGGACACGGCGCTGGGTAGGCTCGTACCTGACAGTAATAACCCTGTCTAAGTAAGCCGTGTAGCAATTGTTGTCTTTTAGGTATTGGATTGCTTCAGGGTGACTTCTTACGTCAGACACTATCAAGGGCATGCGAGGTAGCCCTCTAGAGCCCACTGTAGACGCTCTGCCTAAGTACTGACGTATCTCAGTGTTTGACCTACCGACGGACTTCTTGCCTACTGCATCACAGCTGGCTTTAAAGCAGTTCCATAGGAGGGTACCGTCGGATTTGGTGACACTTAGGGTTTTGCGGCCACCGCAGAATACACAGTCTACTCTACGGGTTTCTCCACTTAATATTTGCAAACGCTGGACGGCTTGCAGCTGATCTTTATACGGCATATCTATATTGGACCCCCCCGCAAAAGACATTGCGAGGGTACCTTGGTTAATTGGTTACGTCAACCCTTTAATTAAGGGTACTAGTTATGAGGCTTAGGGGAAAAGTGAAATCTAACCCATTGAAAACATGAGATAGAACCGTAACTCTTGGTTACGAGCTCTCCATCCAGATAATCGTAGACAAAATACTGATAGTAAACGATTTAATTGGTCTGAATGAAGTTTCACCCCTCCCCACTGCCATTATCCCCAAAAAACAGAGGGGGTGAGAATAATCTCAGCCAAAACGCTTGTTCATTGCGTTGGTTGAGGTAGTTTTATCTAGTACTAAGTAGATGCTAAGTATGTCTCTGGTCTTGTGACCAGTCACAGATCTCATCTCATCGTCAGTACACCCAGCATTGGCCATTTCGGTAGCACCAGTACGTCGCAAATCAGACATCCAGAGCGTTTCATCAATACCCGCAGCACGTTTAACAATAGTGGCGTGTTTGGGGTACAATCTTCTGTTGTAATTAACTCCAACAGATACTTTCCCAAAAGCGTCAGGGCGGCGTGACGAGTGATAAACGATATTGTTGGTGTGCTCAGACCTAGGAGTCTCTTTGAGGCGTTCTTTTAGCCTTTCAGTAAGTGGGGCGGTGACTTGTACCTGAGTCTTCTCTTGAGTGAAGCGTATGGTATCCCCCTCAATGTTATCCCAAGTCATATTGCGTATATCTCCAGGTCTTTGGCATAGGTGATACTGCATTAAAGCCATGGTCCCGAGCCCGTGGTAGCCCAACTCATCAGCCTTAGCGATGAATGTATCAATCTGCTCAGTAGACCAGCGGCGAGTGCGGGGGGTCAGTGCCTTTAGACCCATTTTGGCAAAGGGATTCTTGCCAGACACCTTGTCGTGGCGCATGCCCACGTACCAAATACGTCTAAGTATCTTCATACAATGCACAGACCTGTGTGCTGATACCTCAGTCTCAATAGTCTGCTTGAGTTTATCTGCATGAACCGTCGTGATATTGCGATGCAACATACTACCAAAGGGTTTCTTACTACCCTGAGAGCCTACGAGCCCTGTTCGCTGTGCCGTCCGAAGAGTTTTCCTGTAGTAATCCAGTGTATTAGGTTTTAGGTCCTTAAACTCACTGGTAGTGAAGAAATAGTGTATCAAACCGTCAACGGTATCTGTACCAACCTCTAAATTACCACTTTTACGTCTTAAATAGTCCTCGTAAGCCAGCTCT